TAGTAATAGGGATCGGCCAGGCGATGCCAGGGCCACCAGGAAGCGTTCACACCGCGTACACGCGCCAGGCGGAGCCGTTGTACCAGCAGAGCGCGTTGGCGCTACCACCGGCCACGGGAGCAGAGCCCACAGTGGGGGAAGTAAGGTTGCTGACCCTAACAGTCGTGCCTGTCCTGGGACTCGCGGGCAGGGTGGCGACTGTGTAAGCCTTGCGAAATTCGTAAAAATTAAAGACTGCCATCGGGAGACGGTACGGGCCAGCCTCGATCATAGCTCAGATCGGGCCATGAAAAAGCCCCCAGGAGTGCAGTCCTGGGGGCTGTGCGTCCATCGGAGTCAACCGATCAGATCGTACCACCGTAGGGGCTGTTTGTCACCAACCGGACCAGCGGAATCAGTCGCGCATCGTTGTAAGCAAGCGCGTGCTGAGAGCCGGTAGCTAGCTGAGCGTTGGTTGGGTTGTCAACAGCAGTGCCAGACAGGGTAGTGCCAGGAACGTGGAAGCTGTGATGGTAGTCCACAATAATGCCATCTTGCTTGGATGGTGCATTGCGAACCGTCTCGATCTCAAGGGGGGTCTGTTCACCCTCAAGCATGACGCCATCGCCACAGAGGTAGCTAACAAACTGCCGCTGTTGGCCGCTGGTGCCAATGATCGGAAGTTGGTCGTCAACGACAACCTTAACGTTGAAAGCGCTACCAATCAACAGGCGTGTGTTAATACCCCTGCGGTCAGCATCGTAGGTCAGGAAGCCCACTTGCTCAAGATAGGCTTGAACAAAAGAGTGACAGAACAGAGTAGTAATCTCAGACTGCCGTTCGCCCAACTTGTAACGAGCTTCGATAACGTTTTCAGCCGTCAACCAGTTGGCGATGGTAGAGCCAGTGGTAACAGACTTATTTACGTTATTGGTGGCATTAAGCGGGCCGCCAGTGCCAAGCAGGCCCTCAAGTTGCGCAATCATTTTGCGGGTCTTGATCTTGTTGAGCGCCGGCTCAAGCTGACTCGTGAGTACCTGCAAAGGATCTTCGCCGCTGGCCAGCTTCGAGAGCTTGTCAACAGCGTAGGCAAAGCCCCGGTGGGTGATGGTGGCGTACTGAGTGGCGCTGGTGATGCCCTGGAAGGTGAAATGGCCCTCGCCAGAATCGCCCCACTCACGGCCAGAATCCATCCTCTCTTCCACCGGGTCAATCGGTCGGAAAAAAGGCGCCTCGACCCGAACGCCGGTAGTGGAGGTGAGGAGCTGGTTGCTTCTGGCCAAAATGCCAGAGCGAACCATCATGGACTTGTTAAAAATCTCTTCTTGAAGGTAGGCGGCAAATTCACCAGAAGTAGCAAGCCGCGTAAGGCTTGTTACGTCGCCAGTAAAAGTACCGCCCAGGTTGCCAAGGAACACTGGAGGAAAAGCAGAGGTTGTTTAGTCGGCATGACCGCACAGCCGTCGATGCTTTTGCCCAGGGTTCGGCACAGCTTTACCCTTGGCTGCGAGCAGCAGCGCTCGCTTCAGCCTTTAGCTTAGCAGCTAAATCAGGATCTTCCTGCTGTATGGCGATGCGTGCAGTCACGTTTCCACCAGGGAGCCATGGGTTGGTGACAATACCGCCACCAGAAGCGGCAGGAGCGCCTGTAGCCGGCCTGGAGCCCATGCCACCGCTACCGCCTTGGGGCTTGAACAAATAGGCGTACTGAGGGTTTTTGCGAAGCTTGCCGGCAAGGTCGGTGATAACAACCTCTAAGCCATCAATAACTGCAATAGTTTTGCCGTTCTTGTCTTGAACGAGAGAATGTAGCAATGCCCATGCGTGCTCAGGGTGGAACACTTCAGCGGCATTAAAGACAGCCAGAAAATCGGCTCGCTTGCGATCCTCAACGCGCTTAGCGTCTGCTTCTAAAATAGCCTTGTCCTTTTCTTCGTTTTCTTTTCTTAGCGCTTCAAGGTTGTCGTTTGCTTGTTTGAGCAATTCCTGAAACTGGCCCTTTTCTTCCAATTCCCTTTTTAGTCGCGCCTCTTCCTTGTCTCTTAGCTCTTTGAGTTCGTCGGCCACTTTTTTCTTTTCAGTTAAGATTGCCTCTTTGTTGCCATTCACGGCTTCCAGTTGCCGCTTAAGGTCCTTGGCTTCTGCGGCTTCGCGTTGCAATTCTGTGATTTCTTCAGGAGTGAGCGACATGGCTTGATTGGTGGATGCGCTATACTGTAGCGCGTAACCGATTCATTGCACCATGGCAACAACCGCCCCGACTCCAACCCCTGCGGCAAAGCCCACTGTCCCGACTGTTCCTGCGCCCGCTGCGCCCGTGGCCCCTGCCGCGCCCGATCCGGCTACTGAGATTGCACAGCTCAAGGCACGGCTGGCACAGCTTGAGCCGGCTTCTGACGATGAAAACAAGCCGACTGGCCCCGAGACGATTAACATGGGCGGCCTTGTACTTCGGAAGACCGTTGGCACAGACGGCGTATGCGAGACTGAAGTGTTGAAAAAGCCAATGATTGATCGTGAGTCGATTCGGGCCACTAAAGCCAGTCAGCGTGAGTCCGGCTTCTGATCGCAGCGCCTAACTGAAAGCCCCTGAACTGCTGCGTGTAGCGGTTCAGGGGCTTTCTTAGTGTCTTCACGCACTGCCAGCGCCTGTTTTTCGACCAGCTCCAGAAGGCGGGAGCGAGCGTCCTGATCCTGCGGCACCATTGGCGTTCTGCGTTTTTTGCTGCTCAAGCATAACACGTTCTGCCTCTTTTTTCAATTCTTTAACGGCTTCACCTAGCTTAACTAGGTCCACGTCCTCAGGTATCCATTCGCCTTGGGCCAGGATGCGAAGGAATAGCTCAGTTGTGATCTGGCCATTGGCTTCTATGTCGGCCAGTACGCTTACATCTTGGCCTAGCAGGCGATAGAAGTCAAAGTCTTTGTCGATAACAACCCTAGGTGGTTCTATGTTTCTGTATTCTGCCGCTATTCTAAATGCTTCATTGAGCGCAGCTTGGGTTTCAGTTGCAACCACTGATAGCACGCAGTTGGCTTGCTGGTGGTCAATGCGCTTTGCGTCGGCACTTTCGGCTACATGCTTCTGGCCTAGCAGTTTTGTGACGCCAAGATGCGAGATTTCATTTTCTAGGCGATCAAGTAAAGCCGCTTGCGCCGCAAAGGAACCGGCGTCGCACTTGACCCAGTACGCTTTGCTGCCCATATTCATTCTGATGGCATAATTCTGGCCCGTAATCGCCTCGTTGCCATCGTATTCTTCCAGTACCAGCAAGCCAATAGCAGCGATATGCAACGAATGCAGAAGGTCTGCTAGGCGCCGGTAGTGAGCGATATTTAGGTGCGCAACGTCAGACAGTGGGGGAGTAGCGCATAAAAAACCTTCTTTTTCCGCATAAATGTTTACCAGTGGAATATAGTCGAGAGGAGTAAACCCAATATCACCTATTGTTTTATTTGACTCAAACACTTCATAAGCGCCAGGGACAAGAACGCGAGCAACAAAAACGTACTCTTCCCCGTAGGCGCCTTTAGCAACTTTGCGCTCTTCTTGATAGCGAAACATTGTTAGCTTTGCGCCGGGATCGTCGCTTTCTCGCCGGCTACCTAAATACTGCCATGGATCAACCGGCACAAAGTATGGGCGCAGTGGTTCGATTTGATCGTTGCCGGATTGCGCTTCGCGCCTCTCCGCGTCAACGATTATCGACGACATGCCATAAGTAAGCGCAACTTCTAGCCGCTTTAGGGCGAACAAGTCCAATGAAGTGCCGTCACCGTCAACATCTTTCCTAAACTCCTCTTCCCAATATGGATCACCGCCTTCTAGCTTGATCATCTTACGCATGACCATGCCGGCTGCGTTATGAATTAAGCGTTTTGTAAATGGCGCTAAAACAGAAAGATTAACACGAGTCTTCCATGGGTCGATTTTAGTTTTGGGATCTTCTTGCTCCCTTGGTTCACGCGGCAGGTAGATATGCGCATTTGCGTGTAAATACTCAGTATCCTTTGTGACGGCTTGCATTATTTCCCACTTTTGCCGCATTCGCCTATTTATGTCGTCCATATAAAATGGACTATCTACGTCTATGTAGTTTGGCAGTGATATTTTTCTGGTTGCTAGGTTCATTGC